ATGATTATGATTTACATTTCCCTGTGGGAAAAATTGGTTACGATGATGATAATTTACCAAAGAAATTAGATAAAGATACATATATAATTGAACATTTAGTTCCGATCCCGTTAATAGAAGAAGAAAGAGAATAAATCAGTCAAATATACTACCGATATAAACAACAGCATTTTTATCGGGTAAACATTCTTCAATGATTTTTTGCGCCGATGGAAATGTGGAAATTAAGTAATCTAATGTTGGTTGTTCAATAGTTAAATTATATGTCCAACGAAGACAATTTACATACGTTCTAATAACGGCATCATCGTTTTTAAGCTGTGAGATAATTTGCAAGTCTTGTAAAAGATTTGCAGGTACATCATGTATTGATGCTGAAAAATCTGATGTTAAAAATTCCACACATTTTTCAATAGTTTTCATGCTTTTTGGAAAATTTGAGAGTGATAAAGTGCCAATATCAATATTCAGAAGAGATATAATTTCTACAAAATTGGATTTCGAGAGATATTCTAAATTGTCAAGTGATCTAAATGAAACATTTTTAACAATAATATTGATGTCCAGTTTATCTTGTGGTATCACATAAATGAGTTCTGGTACCATTGCCAACAAATAATTACATATATCACGTGTTGGATTTTTTACAAATCTGATAGCCCATGGATGGATTCGGAGAATGGTGAACATTTTTTCTTCAGTGAGAGATGATTGATTTATTTTAAGAAGCTGTGTTGGATCATTAATACATCTTTCAACATCATTCAATTCAATTATCGATCTAAATTCTTGCAAAAATTCATCATGAGATAATATTCGTTCAATAACAATCTTATTCGGTCGTACAACTCCAGCAAATTCAACATCATAGTATGCAGTATTATCTATTGTCTCATATGATGTGTAAATTTTTACATCTGTATCGCTCGGAATATGCGCGATCGCAATATCATATCTAAGATGAATGTTGCTAGGATTGATATTCCTGTAAAATTTTGATAACATACAAGTGATTCCGTCGCAACACGGACATTCTGATGATGTAATATTAGTGTACAATTGTGGAGTTATGTGACTACACCTCAAGATTCTTGTAGATACGCTATCTAAAAGTACAAATACTTTATCAAAATGTTTCAGATATTCAGAAACATTTTTAATATTATCAAAATTCCCCAAAGTGGACATTTATATCACGTTGTTCAGTGATAGCTATAAATAATATACTATATAAAAATGTATTTAGTAAATCAATTTTCAACTTTTTTAACCATGGAGCTGTTTATTCCAAAACATCAAAAGAAAATGAAATTGTGTGAGGTGTTCCGGCAAAATTTATTAATTTCTTATTTTCTGATTTGAATTGTAAAATTATACAAGACAGTTTTGAGATATTTTGAGACAATTTAAACTTTTGATCATATTTGCCATCAGGATATACTATTGCAAATGGATCAGTTGGTGATATATTCTTGAGATACAAATGTATTGGTTTTGTTATAAAAGAATGCTCATTTTCTGCCGTATATTTAGACTCTCCGGAATATTCATCAGCAATGAATCCCAAATATTTAGCAATAGAATTATTTTTGCAAATTATTTCAAATTCTTCTCCATCTTTTTGCTCTATAATGATTTTTCCATTCTTTATTTTTGCAAATATACCACTTTCTATTTGATCCATGCTTTGATTAATTTGATCAATAATCTCATCTATATTATATTTTTGATCATTAGTATCAAATTCCAATTCATTACATTCATCATTATATACTATTGTGAGCGTATTTGATGTTTCATTAATATTGGGAGAAAATGGAATATTAACATCGGTCAATGATATATTTGTAACATTGGTCAAATCTTTTCCAAATTCTTTTTTAAATTCAACCATATAATCACTATAATTGGCTGGATCATCTTCTATTTTATCACACTCTATGAACAATGTCATATTTGCATTTTTTTTTCTGGTTGCTATTTCTTTTTTAGTGTCCTTATTATTTGTTTTTTTTATATCTGGTTCAGAATCTGAAGATTCTTTTTTTATTGGTTTCTTTTTTGGCTCTACGATTTTAACTTTTTTAATAGGCCTATCTATTTCAGATTCTTCAGATTTTTCTGACTCTGACAATTCTTCTTTTTTAACAGATTTCTTTTTTGAATCAATGATCTTGGTGGTTTTTTTTGATTCTCTGCTTTCCGATTCATCCGTATCTATTTTTTTTTTATTAGTTCCCAATTTACTCACAACATCTGTCACAGTTTCAGTAAGATTTTTTTTATCTTTATTATTCCTTGCTTTTAATTCTAATAATGTTTTTAATACTTCAACTGTAGATGCTTTTTGTTTTGAAGATCTATTTTTTTTTCCATTATTACTAGATGAACTATCCGAATCGCTAACAGATTTGTCAGAGTCTGATTTGTTATTTTTATTTGACACCCTTTCGGCTAATCTTCCTATTTCTTCTGAACTCATATTTATAACATTTTGTGGATTTATACCAAGTTGATTAGCTACAGATCTTCTTAAATCATTATTAATCTGTGTCATTGCTTCTATATCATTGCCCTCCCCCCCTCCCATTTGAAAATTTTTATTTCCATTCATTGCTTGCATAAATTGTTGCATAAATGCCATCATCATTGGATTCATTGCTTGCATATTATTATCTTGAGACATTTGCAGATTATTGTACATCATTTGTGGATTATTATGCGTCATTTGTGGATTATTATTCGTCATTTGTGGATTATTATGCGTCATTTGTGGATTATTATTCATCATTTGATTATTCATATCAAATGAATTCATATTTGGCATTTGCATCATTTTATTACCCATCATACCTCCACCCATATCATCCATAGAACTTCCCATCATACTCATAGGATCCATTCCTCCAAATCCACCACTCATCATATTACCCATCATACCTCCACCACCCATATTATTTCCCCCCATACCCATCATCATCGCCAAATTTGGATCAATCATTTCATCATCTATTGGATTTCCTTGACTGTCTCTTGTTTTTTTAATTCCGGATCCGTCAAGAGAAAAATCAATTTCTGGTGGGCGTTGCCTACCACCCATCATTTGATTCGGATTGTAACCCATATTACCCATATTACCCATATTATTATTTCCTCCCATCATGCTACCACCCATCTGCATAGCGGCACCATTGTCATAATCACCTGTTCTTTCTAACATACGTCTTTCTAATTCACCAGCAATATCCTTTTTACTACCCAATTTTAAAAACTCATTCATATTTACATCAGTCAAAAATTTTTTACCCATGCTTCCATCGGCGGCAATAAATTCACCTTGACCACTTAAATGTATAGGAGCAAAATTACCTCCACCTCCTCCAATATCATCCATCATTCCAGCCATCTCTCGACCACTACCTCTTCCTCTCCCAGTTGTTTCTTTAGGTCTTTTCTGAACATGATTACGTCTATTACCATATACTTCAGTTTCCCTTTCCATTGCATACTGACCAATTGCTTTACTATTTTTACGCTTATTAATTTTTTCATTATAAATTTTTGTACATAGATCTATACTTTTTTCGTTTAAATGTTTTAGAACTCTCGGGACAGGAGCTTTATCTAAAATTTCTTTATTTCTATCAAACACAATTTTCATTTGTGATTTCAATAATTCTCTACAACCATCATATTGTTCTTGATCTTCCACTTCTAAACGAGTGCCTAATTTATTTGTTAATGTACTGAGATTATCCCTCGAAAAAAAATATTTTTTAACCTCCATTATATAAATACTCTATGGTTTTTTTTACAACAAATTTACGCATTGACACATCGGATCATTTTGTATGCGTTAATTTGTTTTTATATCTTGTCTAATATTATTTCAATAATGAATAGTAGATGTTCTAATCAATTGGATCAATATGATCAATATGGAAAATATGCAAGTCCTATTCCAATGTCTCAACAAATGATGTCTCAAAATTTGAGCATGTCCAATATGCGACAGAGTTTTGCTACACCAAATACATTAATTGACAAGCCTGATTTTATAAATAAAGGAGGTGTAATGCATAATAATTTGGGAGATAAATTGTTATCAGAGCACGTTATCGAATATAAAATTCACATTACTAGTGCTGATAGAGATACAGCATATTATCCGTCACCGTTCAACATGAAAATACCTTTTGGTTCAGGATTACGATCTCCTTTTATACCGAGAAAATTCGAGAATGTAAAATATGTCACGTTGGATTCTCTTGTATTACCAAGAGTGCTAGAAATTGACACATCGCAAACTAGTGATACTGGTACACATTCACCTTATTTGTTTCCGTCTGTTCCATCTAGTGGAACTGGTTTTAAGTCAGATGGAAAAACTGGCACACCTACGGTAAATAATATGAATGTGTTAACAAATCGTAGATTTTTAATAGTAAAAATTGTAGAACTATCAACAAACAGAACATTGGGAACATCCACACTATTCGATAGGGATACGTTTGTAATAGTTCCAGATTATGATTCTGGACTTGATAATTGGGTATGGAAACCATTACATAATTCCAGAGTTATATATCAAAATTCATTATTGCATAATATTTCAGAATTGTCATTTTTATTGCTTGATGAAAATGGAAATGTATTGACCTTATACGATGGCGCCGGTAATAATATATTAACTACAACTACTATCAATTTAAACAATCAAACATATACCACATATGTAAATACAAATAGCGGATCCACGAGTGTGGCATATACAAACGGTGTTACACAAGTATGGTACAATTTAACATTTGGTGTAATTGAAAATGAATTGACCACTACAACAAGTTATAAATGAATTGACCACTACAACAAGTTATAAATGAATTGACCACTACAATAAGTTATAAATGACCATTAAAAGTTTTACAAATGGTGCCTAAATTTTATCTCGAGTATTACTATAAACTAAATGATTCATCAAATATATATATTAAGTATAATAGTTATTACTGTAATAGTTTTAATATATTATTACATACAAGAGGCCGATTATAAAAGGGAAATAGAAAAAATAGATAAGCTCGAAAATATGAGATGGCGTGATCAAAGAGAACTAGAAATGATAAGATCGCAAACAATGCCATGCCCGTTTGGAAATTTTAGATCTCCGAGAAGTTGTTATTTTGATTCAGGATATGCGTGTACATGGAACGATTTAGCCAATCGCTGTGATGCTAAATAAAGTTAACTACACGTTTGTATTATTAAAATAAACATTTCTACATTTATTTATTTTTTTGTCTGGAACTTTACTTTTACATATAGTTTGAAAATCTTCACCATTTAACATTCTTATTATAAAATTTATCGAATACACACCACATTCAGAATTTTCATATTGATGTTGAATTTTATTGTAATCGGCGACAACATTCTTATTTCCTGTACCTGTTTGAACAAAATTTACAATTCGTCTCATTAATTTTCTTATTCTTTCGACAGGTCTTCTTCCATTGGAATCAAAAAAGTAAACATGACCTTTTTTTAGATCAGAATATAATGCTACCCAATGAGAACCTGGTTGATTGTGCTCGTCCAGATTAAACACAAACCCTAATTTATGTTTATTATTTTTAAATAAATATGAGTAATTTAAATTTTTTATACCAAATCTTTCAAATTTATCAAAATCAATTGGAACCGCTCCTAAAAATTTAAAAGATGTGTCTGCTTTTTCATATTGATCCATAACTTCCATAATGTTAATAGTGTTTAACCATTCAAATTTACCATCTGGTCCATCTGGCCTGAATGTATATCTTTCTAATTCTTCCCTAGCTGATTTTTTCATATTGGAAATAAAATCTTGTTCTGTCCAGCATTTTTGAGTTGTACATTTGTTACCAAGTCTTTTATTAAATTCTCTCACTAAATATTTTTTATATTTTCTGGGATTTAAGCTATCCATATTGTCGTACAAAGTTATTTTACTATTATCATCTGCAGTTTTATTGTATGCTTTCGCCATTTCAATAAATACTGATAATTCTATACATGACCCAGCATCAAATTTAGCACTTGGTGCACATCTTTCATCATGTTCATTTTTGGGACATACTTCTGATGTATTTACACTTATCAAATCATTGTTTTTATTCATTTATAAAAAAATATGAGAAAAATAAAATAATCAATATTATATATATAAATTATAATAGGATGTTAGATATATATATAATAAATATAAAAGAAAGAACAGATAGATGGGAACATATATCCAATTCTTTTGGAAAAAATTTTAATTTGATTAGAATAGATGCAATTAAAAATAAAAATGGTCAAATAGGATGCTTTTTATCACATAAGAAATGTGTTCAATTTGCAAAAGATAACAAATTAAAAAACATTATTGTAATGGAAGATGATTGTGAACCATATTGTGATAATTTTGTTGATAGGTTAATATGCATAAAACAATATTTAGACAATAATGACGATTGGAACATATTTTTGGGGGGAGTATTTCACACGTCATCGTATCACATAATCAATAAAGTTGATATACAAAATGAAAATTTATTTGAAATTACTAATGGTTATTGTGCACATTTTATCATATATAATCATACTTGTTATGATTTATTTTTAAGTGCTGATGAAACACAATGTCCCATTGATTTGTATTGGCAAGAAAAAATTACTGCACTAATACCAATTCCATTTATAGCTACCCAAAAGAGTTCGTTCAGTGATATTATAAATAAACATGATGATACATATAGAAAAAGAATAAAATTAACAAACAAAAGATTGGTAAATTATTTAAATGTTGAAAAATCTAAAGATCAATGAATCTCATACACAATTCGAGTGTATGAGATACTCTCATTGATAAAAAAGTTGATTTATTTTTTAGTAGAATACTTACATTATTAAGTAAATAAAGTGTATTCTATGAATGAATTATTAAATAAAGTGCAAGTCAAATCATCTAGACCGAGAAAAATCAATAAAGATGTTATACATTCTGTATATCTTGATAATTGCGATAATGCTACAAAATTGATAATAAGACGTGGTCCGCAAAAATCTTCCGAAGAACATTCTATAAATGTAGATGACCAAAATATTTCTGAAACAAATCTCATTAAAAAAAATATTTCTATCAAAGACAAATTGATGACGATCGATAAAATTATAGAAATGTATCCTCATCTGAAAAAAGATAGAGATACTATAGTTAATAATGTTTTAGGAAAAAAAGAACAAAAAGTAAATAATTTTATTTTGGAAAAGGTGTCTTTCAAAGATATATCATTTTATAGAGATCCAGATGGAAATTTATTGGATAGCGATATTAATTTAATAGGACTGTATCTGGAAAATGATTTTGAATATATCTATCATTTATTTGATGATATCGCAAACACAAATAAAAAAATATTAAGTTTTCAAAAAATACTAAAAAAATAATTTATTCATCATCTGAATCTTTCTGAAGTTTTTTCTTTTTCATTTCTTCTTCAGCTTTCTTTTGTAATATTTTTTTATTTTCTTCAACTTCTTCTGTTAATTCTATAATTTTAGAAGCATATTTCTTTACCTCTTTGGGATTATCGTCCGATGGTTCATTATACATGAATTCCATTATTTCCATAACTTTTTCATTTATTTCTTCCATTATCTTTGGATTTGATCCTGCTTTTTTTGGATAATTGTCTATGTAACTAAATAATAGATCTGCCTTTTCTTTGTGTTCTCTCAAATATACAACATAATTCCACATTTTTTCAAACTCAGGCAATTTTTCCTTAAACCATTTTTTATCTCTAATAACCATCGAACAATTAGATGTCGCTAATTTCCAATATATAATTCTATCAAAATAATATCCTTTTGGACATAATGTATTAAAATTCGCCATACATTCTGCTATCCATATATCACAATCCATTGGTGACATTTCTATTTTTGGAGGGTATAGATATTTTGATGATCCATACAATATGTCCAAATATTTACCATTTTTAATGTCCTCTATTTTGTCTTTTGGTAATAATTGAATAACACATCCTTTTTCAAATTGAGTTAATTTAGATCTAAATGGTTCATTTTCATCCGTATCTCTCATAAACTCATCTCTATCTTCATATTCTTGAATATCACACTGCCAAAAAGCACATTCTTCAAGATTACAACATTCTAATTGTAACTGAACTTGAACCCAATAATATATTGGACATATTTCTCCTTTAATTTCACCAGTTTGTTTAATCTTTCTTCTAAATGGACATTTAATTTCTAACATTGTACCAACATGTTTTGTTAATGATTTACCATCTAATTTGTATTTTCCAACTATTCCATCAGGACTGGCTGCCAAAAAACTATATTTCGGGTGTGCCACTAATCCAAATTCTTCAACTTTGACATTCATTCTGTATTCATATATCATTGTTGCAATATTTTCATATTTACATCCATGATGACAAAACATATTACTTTCAAATGGTGGTTTTTGCACTTTCTTAACTAAAAATTTATATGGTTGTTCATAATGATTTTCACCAATAACACATCCGCCATCGCTAGCAGAAACACATTTTTCTCTCATTGCGAACCATGCTTCTGATCTTTGTTCTGGATATTCAATAGCCATTAATTTTCTGACAGTTTCTGTCGTTTCTTTTATTTTAGAATCAATTATATCATCAGTTTGAACATCATGAATCCATTGTGTACCATATGGCCCAAATTTTTTGTCCGTTTTTTTTGTAATATTTAACTTTTGTTCTGGCATTTTATATAGAGTTGACATATCAGGTACATCATCTTCATCTTCATCTTCGCTGACAACGTTTTTTGCTAGATTAAAAAATCCACTTTTTTTCTTTTCTGAAACTTTTTCTTTCTTTTTTTCATTATCTTTTTTTTGTACCGATTCTAAATCCTTTCTTAGTGATTTATATGTTGTATCGGTTTCTGTTTCTGTGTCAAAAGAAATTTTATTATTTTTAACTACTGCATGTTTACATATGATTTTTCTTACTTTTTTATAATCAATCACCTCTTTAATTTCTTTGTGCATTTTATCCACAAGATTGTCAAATTCATCAAGTGTATATTTTTTTGACGAATCGCTAATATTCGCAATAATGACATCTACATTTTTTTGAGATGTTGGTTTTTTTACCTTTTTTTCAGACATTTTCTGTTGACTATGTGTAATTTTAATTATACATATCATTTTATATGGGGTGTTTTATCAATGGAACATTTTATCAACTTTTTTAATGAATATAAAAAAGTTGATAAATTAAAATGTCTATTTTATTATCACCATTATAAAACAATATGTATCTATAGTTATGGAACAATCAAAGGATAATACACCAGATTTAGTAAGAGACCATACTCAAAAAATTACTGCTGTGGCAGTAGCTGTTGGAGGATCTGTAGATTCTGGAAAAAGTTCATTTGTTGGTGTACTAACATCTGGAATTTTGGACGATGGTAATGGAAGTGCAAGAAAGGGAGTTGCTAAACATCCGCATGAAATAGCGAGTGGAAAAACTTCAGATATTTCCATAAGGTTGTATGATTTACCAACAAATGAAGCTATAACATTAGTTGATTTGTGTGGTCATGAGGATTATTTCAAAACAACAACTTTTGGAGTTTGTGGATATTTCCCCGATTATGCATTTTTAATAGTAAGTGCAAACAGGGGAATTTTACCGATGACTAAACAACATCTCAGATTATTGTTATCTCTCAGTGTACCAATTATATTTGTAGTAACACATATTGATATTACACCTCCTGAGATTTATGAAGAAAC